ACTAATGAGGCAAATTCATTCCCCAATGATTCAGTAGAAACTCCGCCGCTAACAGCATTCATCATATTCATACGATGGGAAATGGTCCCATGAATAGGAAGAACAGCAATCTTGTTCCCCGTTGATTCATTACTTCCATTAGATGATTTATGCGTTTCAAATATTTCAGCTTTCAACGAAACTGGTTGTTTAGTCAAATTTGCAATATCTTCAGGTGAGAGGGAAAGGCCCTCAACCTTGAGTTGAATGAACTCGACAATGGCCTGAAGCTTTGAGGGCATGATAGCCCAAGATGTATCGCACATAGCTTGAACAATACGTTCATACTTCATAAGTTTCTCCAACGCCGCTCGTTTTCTACGGCATTTTTCTTCGGTATCACGTTTCAATGCCCCACAAATTCGGTCGCTACCAGTTTTTTGTACGCAAGTTGCAAAATCTTTAAATTCACAATTATGACCAAATGGCATCTGGTCACCTAGTCATCGGCTGACGCCATAGAAATAGAGAATGTAAAAGATGCATTATCTGTACTCGCATCCGTCACAACCCATTTCGCTCTCCAATCATTGGCGACTGGTCCTTGATTAACCCCTACCGACAATGCAGCATCGTTTGGGGTATGCAAGGATGATGTAGGAGATGCTCTAAAATTCACAACAGCGATATGCTTAACGGCTCCACCATTCCCCAGTACTTCTGTGAAATGAATAAAATCATCGTATGTAGTACCTCCATCAGCCGACGATTGAAGATACACATTCAACTTATCGCCTACTTCTGTTGCAGCTGCTGTAACGCTCAATAAAAATGTGGCAACATCAAGCTCAGCAGGAGCTCTTGTACTAACAGCGGCTGTTCCATTCGCTGTTTCAGTTCTACTAGCCAGTAGAGTACTCATAGATTATCTCCTAACACAACTATGCCTGAAGTTGTATAGAAAAAGCAATACACTAAATTATAAGTCTCCATTCATATCTAATTGTCTATACATTAAATGGCGCATAAATTTAGATTTCAAATCTAGAGCTAAAGTACCTGAGGGTTTCCCAGGTTGTGTACGATGATTTCCTATACAATTTTTAACGCATGGATCATCTGGAATTGACAATATCTGTTCATATACAGAAAGACGATCCAAATCAATTAGAATCATCATTCATCACCCAAATCATCATCTCCTGTTCCCTCGTCAACTGAACTGGATTCCGGTTGGCCGGAGCCGCCTGCTTCATCTGCTCGCGTCACTGGAAGACGAGCTGACCGCAAAACAGACTCTTCCAATACAGGATTGGGGAATACCTGCATCCCAGCTTGATTGAGGTTTTTCAAGTATGAACCAATGGCCTCGATGTCCGGTACGTTGACCTCTTCATGGTCAAGACGAGGATGATTTTCTAAACTCATCCCATTTAAACCCAGCAGCTGGGGGATAGCATGTGCATTTAATACATCTCGAATCATATTCATCCAGCCATTTAAAGCTGTATTAAATAACGATGTTTTACTTTTACTAAGCGCAAACGATCCAAATCGATTTGAGTGTCCGAGTTGAATAAAATCTGCCAACACGGTCATGGCAATGCGTTGGTCATATCGACTGATGATAGCGTTGGTATCAAACACACGACGACCACCAGAACTTAATAATTCTATTTCCCATCCAAACGGTTTCAAAATACCTTCTTGTTCATCTCGTCGAATCGACCGCACCATATCTTCGGCTAGCTGCCGTTGCGACACAGCGAGAGCATCATTCGCATTCCACAGATCCAATCCTTCGGGAGCCGTCATCATAGGCAACCCGGCCAGATCTCGTTCCAACCCAATACCTTCAATTTCTTCAATTTTTGTCTTAAAATACCAGGGCCGATAACTATTCCGTAACGCCGACCGTCCTTCTGGATTGTCTTTTAAAACTTGTGTCCGAAACAATAATGATCGACTTAATGGAATCGTAATCGCTCCCCCGCTATCGCTTTGTTGAACCATTGCTTCAATACTACCGTCAGCAGCAATAACCCATGAACTTAACGATTCCTGAGCACGAATGGGTATTTTTCTCCACCCAATCAATCCATCTGAAAATTTAGAATCTGATCTCCCTATTCCAGTTGATCCCTCACGGCGTTTATAGACAATCTCTTGCCATGACCACCCGTAGGTCAACATGCTTAACACCTCGGTCATAAAACTGCTCCAACTGTCTGACATATCATTCATACAAGATGCCAGAAACATGGCCCGTGGATCTCGTTCAATGTCTTGATCTAAAGCCGGCGCTGATACATCAGACGGTTGGTTTTGAGAAGGTGTGACATCAAAGTCAGAGGGGGTCTGTCTTTCTCCCGGTTGATCTTTGGTTAATACGACTTTCCATTCTACTTGTCGCATCATCATTTCTATGGCGAACATAATCGCTCCCACAGTGGGATCGTTATCTCGCATTTGTCGATATACTTTGACTGCTTTCAATCCTTTAAGCTCAGGAATGAATTCTTCTTGAATAATGCCGCCCGATACTTTTAATCCAGTCGTCCCAAGTTCCGAAAAATTGGCCGGTTTCGGTCCTCGCCGTTTAGCCATGATCCCTCCAATAACTACTCTTGCCGCCTATCATCTGGGAATTAGAAGGCAATCCGACAATACCACCTTTTTCCAGTAAACGAACTACCATTTCTGCTGTATCAGGACCATCATCATGTTCAGCCCCAGGAAATTCATCAAATTGTCCAAAAAATTGAGGATGCTTCGGTACTAAATGTTTTGCGAATCGAATAATACCGCTTTCAATCAATGGTTGAATCCCCAAGATTCGCGCCACCTTATTTGAAGAATGATGCAACATTTTCCATGCAGGGTACAAAGAGCGTTCTCTCGCTCGACGGGCAATATCAAACTCCAAAAGATTTTTATACATATTCTCTTCTGCGCCCATGATACGAGGTTTCCATGATTCATAAACATCGAGCAGTTTATCAATCTGTTGGTCTGGTAATTCTCGTTTCATCCAAATATCAAAAATATCAATAAACCCTTCCTTCGTCCGACCAGCTGTCACGATACACGCAAAATCCCGTCGCCCTCGTTTCATTTCTCCTGGCCGCTCCCCGCCGGCAGGATCAAATGCTGAAGCAACTTTTACGAATGAATGAAGATGGTCTTCCGTAAAATCGAAATATTGAAAATTGAAAGGGTCAAAAACTTTATCTTCTTCCTCACGCGGATCATTCATCATTTCCCGAGCAAATCCGAGAGACCCGACATTCGGCTCATTTTTATATTTTTCTAATTTTTCAAGAGGCCATACCTCCGGCCACAACGCGGCATTGTCTGTTTTGGTATTCCCGATGGGATACCGTTCATTGTCTCTCGTAGGAATATTAATGGCTCGATACAGTTTGCCATCCCATGTGTCATTATTCAACACCAAGTCAGAAATCAAACAATCATGGTGCGGAAGATTCCCAATTACATAGAGGTCCCAGACCCTGGCCCCTAGACCCATGAACGTACCACCGAACCAGCGTTTATGGCGTCGCCGTTTTAAAAACGTGTCAGCGGTTTCTGGTGATTCAGGATCATCCAAAATCGCAAGGTCGGGACGACGTTCCCGATACTTCAATCCCCGCATTCGTGCGCCCATCCCCTTGGCCATGACTGTGGCATAGGACTTGGTCACCAGCTGTCTGTCAGTCCATTTAATTGATTGCCCTCGGACATCCATTGCTGGAGACAAATGAGGGAAATCGGCAAACAACATCTCGTTGGTTTCCATTTCCTGTGTCAGCGTAGCCAGATTGGCTTCTGCCGTGGTAGCGGATTCCCCAATCATCAAAATAAACCACTTCAATCGATACGACAGCATATACAGGGGAAGTCCCAATGAAATAATGGTGGTCTTCCCAAACTGTCGAGGGGCGATTCGCGCTACACGTTTTCCAGGTTTTGGATTATCGACACAGCCAAAGATGTCGTAATGCATTTCACAGAATCCCGACGTGAAATGATGCTTTAAATAAATTTCACAAAACCGCCGTACGCTGTGTTTGGCTTGGTCAATACGTCGAAGGTTTTTAATGTCTTCCCGATTACTGCGAAGTCCTGCCACAGCGCTGGACAAATCCAGCGATCCCGTGGTCGATGCCACTCGAATGGGACCAGTTTTCAGGTCACCAAGTGTTTTCATGAAGGTTTTGAATCCTTATAAATATCATCCACCATCGATGTCATACGAGACATGGCCGCTTCTACACGAATACCTTCAATCATCTTCTCCGCAATCAAACCGCTAATCTTGCCTATTTCCTGAGACGTGAGATTCTGAATATCTTCGTCGCTGACATCGGGGTCAGTGACACGTCCTTTAATCAAATCATAGATGGCATGGGCAAACGTCGGGGACTGTGGACCTTTCTTAATTACCTCAGACGCCAACATATCACGCAATGTCCATGTTTGAGTTGATAACTCCCATTTATCAATTGGCTTCATGCTCTCCCTCATTCATTTTTCCACAGAACCAGCAACGTGGTTCTGCATTCAGACACGCACAATTCGTACATCGCCATGCCCTATTAATTTGCGGCACGCGACCTCAGCGGTGGAGCTGTGGTGTGGAACAGGCACGGCAGCGTAGTGACAAGAACTTCCTGTTCTTTCGTCAACGGATTCGTCCACCGCGCTTCAACAAATATGCCTGCCTGTTTCATCGAAAAATCATCAACCCGAGGAGCCGTTATCACAGCGGCCCCTTCGTGAAAACATTGAAGAATGGGTCTTGCTGTGTTTTGCTGCGCATTTACAGAATAACTGAAAATAAGACCGCTCCCCACTAACGCACACACGGCTGCCATCACGGGCAGCGACATCATATAAGTTGTGTTCATTACATCCCTCGTTACAGGGCATTGGTGTCACCGACTTCCAATTCACCGATTGGGGCAGGATTTAACCCAGGGTCTTTCGCTTCGAGAGCAAGACTGGACCATTCCTGCTCAATCGAATTCAACACCTGTTTCTCCCGCACATGCGAGGCCACCACAATGCCCATCGATTCGACCACCCGTTTAAAGGTGTCCAGGGTAATACTGCCCGTACTGTGGATCTGATGAATCCGGTGTACGGTGCGCGATATCTTTTCAATCAAATTGCCCGCATCCGTAATATCCATGACTTTTCGCGGTTTGCTGGTTTTACCACTTTGGTCGGCGTGCCATGCAATCAACGCTTCGGAAAACGACTGATACCGTTCCACATAATCAATGACCAGCGCCCGCAGCAACTGCACCTCCGGTGCCAGGTCCATGACATCGGCTTCCAACGCCTCCAGCTGGCCTAACTTCTCCTGCAACCCCTCGTGCTGAATCATGGAATACCGTCCGTGCTTTTTCATACTCCGCCCTCCATGCAGATAACATCGACCCTGACCGGGATGGTCGGTCCATTTGCCGGCAGGGTTGCGGCACGCTTTATCCTGATACCCCTGGGACCGCAGTTGCGCGTTACAGAACGGGCCTGTGACTTGATTCGTGCGACTGATGGTGACCACAGGGGGACTCCTTCTCTGCAGGGTCAGGTGCGAAGAAACTCTGCCAACGAATATACCAACACCATCCCCGCCAAGGTTCCAGCCTCGCCCCGCAGGGCCAGGTCATAATTCGTGGCCGTCAGCCATTGCAGCGTTGCCAGCACCACGCACATTACGACAATACGGCACAGTGGCGCATACCACGGGGGTCTTTGTGATGGGGGTGTCGGCGATAGGGGTGTCGGCGTCATGATGGGGTCTCGGTTTCGGTGTCAGCGTCGGTGTTGGTATTGGTATTGGTACGGACGCGCCGTGGTGTCACTGTTGAATACCCCGTGGCATCGGGGGCTGTTGTGGTCTGTGGATCGACTGCGTCCACGCAGTGTGTGGCCGTACATCCTGCGTGATCGGTTGACCGGTCTATTGATGTCCACATGGGACTTCTACACACTGTGCAATATCCCGTCATTTTATACGCTGATCCATTAATCGTACAGATGCGTCGCAACGTCATGACGTGTTCCTCCTTTTGATGAATCCCATGCAATCATGACGGAGACACCAGGGAAAAGTCAAAAATTTCTTCAGAACTTCTTTTCTCAGCACAGGTCTCATCCCATGCAATCAGGGTCACGCGATGCGGATGGTCCCTAATACAAACGCGGACATATGGGGCCCGTTGGCCCACAATATATGGGGGTATGGATTCCATACCCCAACATATTGGGGTCCACATACAATGGCATACCACAATATATTGTGGTGTCATTATGTTGACACACAACGATTTTATGGATGTCAATATATTAACGTGATGTTGGCATGATATATGCATATCGGATGTTGAAATAATGACATGACCGTATACGGTGTTCACGTTCCCGTGGTTGAACGCATGATCATATTGTGGGGGTCGGGTATGGGTCGGTATCGGTTGACCATGTACGGGCACGTGTGGCGTGTGGCGTGTGGCGTGTGGCGTGTGGCGTGTGGCGTGTGGCGTATGACCGTATGACCGTATGACCGTATGACCGTATGACCGACCGACCAAAAAAAATGGCCCCATGGCACGGTGCCATGGGGCCAACGGTCGACCGTGTTACGCGGTCGGTTCGTATGGGGTTTTTACCCATGTTCCGTTTGCATCACGAACCCGCAATTCACCGTGTCGGGTACCGTCGGGGTTTTTGATCCATTCGGGTACGGGACCGTCAACGATACGACCACGTTTACCCGCGTTGTATTCACGTCGCATGGCCCGGACCGTGGCGTTTGGAAACCGGCCATTATGGGAAACGACATGCGATGATGCCGCGAATTCAATTGACGCCACATCGCATATTTCGTCGTCGGTCCGTTGGTC